AATATATTTCTTTCTATATGCTCCGCGAACGCCTGCATAGCAGGGTTGAAACCAGTTAGAGAACGCGGACGAACCTACTGTAATTTTTGTGCCGCCAGCCGCGGCTTCATCTACACCGGTGGGATCCCAACCGGTGAAATACGGACCGTTTTTGTTACGTAATCCATTGATGCGCATCGTATCTGCAGAGGCAGCGGGCATTGCCCAGCCTCTTGTATAGCAGTAGCGCTTGCATAGCTCCCTAATGGAGCAAGGAGGATCTCCATAGTACACTAGGTACGTCTGATCATCTGGTGGAGCTTCACCTAAGATTGGTGCCACTTCTGGTGCTCCAAGGGGATTATCGGATTCGCCTCCTTCATCTTCTCCTTCTACCGGAATACCGGACTGTGAAGGGAGGGGTTCAGGAAAGACGTGATAATTTGTGAGTTTTTCATTAGTGGGTCCTGCGAGTTTAAAATCCTCGCAGGCGGAAACGAATACGTTGATAGATATGCTCGAGTCTGTACTAGGACTGACTAAATCATTGAGCACTGCTACTTCTAGCACTCCATTTGTATCGTTTGGATTAAGGTTGAGCCTAGAAGCCGTTTTAAACGGTGCTGTCATAAAATATGGCTCGCTACAATTTTTCCATGGGGCCGATTGCCCCCATCCGATTACTATCTCGAAATCGTCCACTTCCGCGATATCAATAACGCGCGAGTAGTTAGTGTTATAATTCACTTCACTCGTAAAGAAGTTTGGATCCCATCTAATTAAGAGACGACCTTTGTGGAAGTTGCTTTTGACGACCTGAAATCTATATCTGATAGATCCTTGCCAGGACTCAAATGCGGTGGCCATGTGGGCCATAGGCGTCATGTGAATTTCCTTGTCTAATTGAGAATAGAGCATTGGAGTCACGCGACAATTCCACAATAAGGTGTCGGGTGTTTGTCTAGGGGTCCAGTCAAAAGACGTTAAATATGACTCCCTTTGTACATAGTGAGAAATTCCCATCTCATCATCCCCGGACAGCCCAGCTGTCCTCGAATCTACAGTCAACTCTGCTTTACTATCCAATGTAAGCTTTTGGCACGCATCCGCTGCGTCCGTATTGGCCAAATTCCCCGCCGGGAGTGGCTTCTGTAGCACTATATCACTAATTACGTTTGGTCGACTAAAGCCCATAATTTGGGCAACTTGACCTAACTTCTGTGAAGCTACTTGAGTTGCTGTCATATAAGGTCCTATAATAGGCACATTTTTAAGAATTCCCGCAGCCTCTGCTATCGCAGCAGCAGGCTTTGAGATAATGCCTTGACCATATTCATCATTTGAGAGCTTATTGCTCTTGTTTTTGGACCCTAGCTTTCCGCTTCCTCGACCACTTTGACTTAATAGTGGCGGGTCCGATGAGGTGGGCACAGTCAGTACGACATCAGTTGCCCAAATATAAAATGTTACGGTTATAGGGTCGTTTCCTAAATTGGCGTGTAGTAAATTGCCAAACGACTTGACATAAATGTCCCCCATGTCGTCCCAATCAGCAGCAGGTATTTCTAGATAATTTTTATGCCACATAAAAGGCAATTCTAGTTCACCACCTTGGTTATTGGTTGGGTTAAGGAAAAAATGCGGTTTTTGAGATGCCGCCACCAAATCTGCGTTAAAGAAATTACGCTCGATTGTTAATTGGTCATCTTTTTTATACGGATTGTATGATGCCATAGCCCTTCCATAATGGAATTGGGTTGCCGAAATGACTGCCTTGACATGAAGCTTCATTCTAAGAAGCTCATAATTTTTGATCTTGTCCCTAACAATGGGATTCTCACAAAAGGCTGTCCACGGATTAAACTTGTAAAAGAATTCGCTGTTCACTGCCCACGGTTGGGCTGATTGCCTAATTGGACGAGACAGAAAGTTTGACAGGTCAGCGCTTGCTTCATGACCTAAGTCCATTGTACTGTCGTATGTTCCATGTAACGTGGTTGTGTAACCTGCATCTTGATCCGAAAATGATGTGATTTGCTCCGTCGTAGACGGTCGGCTTTCACTCGTACTTAGTCCTGGTACACTTGACTGTGACTCTAGTACGGTAACGTGCAACTTTAAGAGAGTTGCCAACTCATTAAATAAATTATAAAAGTTAGTAATGCATTTTATGAATAACAAGCGCGTAGCATTAATCGACGCTTGACAGTGCTATTTTTATGAATAATATGTAAATGTCCTGTCCACTACTCGGTTATACAAAGGAAATTCAGACCCTCCGAGTGTGCGTATATACAAAATACAAAGTCCTCTTTGATTTCAGTTTGAAACTTCCAGCATGGGAACAACGCCGGGATCGCAATATTTAACGTCTGCTGTGATCAGTGAAGACTGGGCCTCTCTTAAAGAGAGAAAGGAAAGGTCACGTCTCTCAGAGGAGATCCTTTTGCGACCTTGGTGTTAAAACGCCTAATGACGGTAAAACCGTCGTACGTATACACCAGCGAATAAATAGACAGCTTTGGATATAGAGCTTCAAAAGCTTTTCCAAAAGCGGTAGCCTGTGCTTTCGCCTTCCTAAATTTAGGTCCATTGTTCTTGCAACACTTGACCTCTACGATGAAAATCGCTTCTCCAGTTGTAAACAACAAATCTCCACTTCTTCCATAAGGAAAGTGGTATTCCTTAGCAGTAATCTTGATTGGCATATCAGCGATAGCCTTCAACTGCAACTGTTCCTCCTCCGAATTCACTGTGCACTCTTCTACTTTGTGCTTGTATCCAGACTGGGACTCGAGACCAAATTTCTCGACGTACCATTTCATCCTTTCGTCATAGTCCATGATGGGACCGACGTATCCAGCAATGCCCGACAATTGGGCGACCTTCTGCAACTCAGCTACTTTCTGAGTGTAAACTTCCCGGCCAAACTCAAAATATTTGAGGGCCACGTTCTGGATTGCCTCAGCACTCGACTGTTCCATGGACAAAACGTCCGACTTCTTGTGCGAGTGTAGCATCTTGGCAATTGAGTCCTCCTCTACAGGGGACCTATACAACTTCAATTCCTCATCATACTTGGCATAGTGCTTCAAAAAAGAAGCGTCCGCAAGATTCACAAAGGGCACAGATTCTGCGTCCTTGTCAGCCATGGTGTACTTAATGTCCACTTCGGCTAGTTTTGCTGCAATTGCGGTGTGGTTAAAATCGTCGTAACCTTTTGCCACCGTCATGATATTATCATCTCCGTACGTCATCAGCGACACTACCTGGTCAAACCTAGGCACTCGCCACCATCTCTTCTCTCTCGCTATTGCGTAATATACATATCGCATGTAAAGCGAGTTCACTAAACTATTAATAACTACGGTCAATGGATGACCTGATGGATTCGACCCCATGAATTGGACTAATGTTCCAAAATAATCATATGTGGGGTAGGAAATTTCTGAAGCGATTCCTCTCATAATAACGAGATCGTCGGCATCATAGTTTCCTGACTTCTCAGCGAGGTGGATCAACAGCTTGAATGCCATAAGCATGAACTGCGGACTCATTCTCCCGTCAAATTTAGCATAATCTCCAGCGATTGCTCTGTCCCATCCGTGTTTACCGATATGTTCAAATAATTGCGTCCATTCTGGGGACTGAACTACGGTTCCGACTGCACATTCTGTAATTGTTTTATTACGTTGGCAGAGGGCTGCTAGTGTCAAGTAATACTTGCGTACTAGGAAGACGAAGGGAAAGTTTGCCGCAGCAAATACCCTTACTTTGTCTTTGTTGAGTTTGGTTGGCTCGTCTTTCAGAGCGCCTTTAAATATAGCATTGATTGACTCTCCTTTCAAGAGTTTCTTTTCCATCTTTGCAACTTCCTCCAAGATCATGGGATTGACATCCCTCGGGCAACTAATGCCTTCTACCTTCCTGTCGCTAACCTCAACTAATTGGGTTTTTGGTCCCGTCCAAGGGAACCCAATAGAGGTACTAAAATTAATGGCATTTACGCCTAAAACTCCATCCAGTCCCGCAAGGTTGGCATCATCCGAAATCTTTCCGACTCGGGCCAATTCTTCCTTCGGGATAGTATCCAACTTAGCGCAATAATCAACATACGCTTTCTGTGTAAATTCTGTGTCAAATTTTGTTGCGGTATCGACCTTTCCTGCAAGGTCTACAACTTTGTGTCTGGCGTCTCCCATCTGTTTGGGCGGACCGTGTTTCTTCTCAATTTTCATGACTTCTTTCACGGCTCCCGAAATTAGGGAGGTTACCACTGCACTCTTGGGCGTAGAACGGGGCTGGTTATGGGAACCAAACACCCTAATCTTCGCGTCAGCGGTTAAATCGTTTGTGGGACACTTCTCGTGTGGAGCGGTCAAAGGACCGAACTCAACTCCCATGGAGGTGGTTTCCAATGGAGTCGCAGAATGCGACACTAGGACTCCGGGCCGGGCATTCAAATCTGCAATGCCGGCTTTGATCTGCTCTCGGGTAATAAACCCAGCAGCGCCAGTGGTTCCACGTCCTGCTAAATGATGGCCAGCGATAAAGGGAATACCTTTTGCTGTTCCAATTAAGGTTGCCATGCAGAGACCCCCGAATGTATTTACGGGGAAAGTGTACTTCAATCCAGCGAAAAGACCACCCTCCGTGGTCACGACTCTTTCTCTAAATGCGTTCATTTTGGAGTATTGTTTCAGCTCACCCTCGTCATTATATAAAGTATAAACTTCTATGACTTTCTTGTCCTCAATCTCGGACGGGTAGTAAGATGTAATATCTTTCTGATCTCCAATTCCTGGGCAATACCACAAGGCTAAATCAGTGCCGGGTATACGGTGGCACAAGCCTGTTGATAGTGGTAAGTTCTTCTTAAAAGTTTTGCCCACGCTTTTGATGGTGACATATTCAGTTTGCTTCGACACCACATGATTGGGTAGTAATAATACATTTCCGCACATGGGGAGAGCGTTACACTGAGTTCCGTCTTCTTTCATTAGGACTTTCAACCTCTTTCCAACGACATTCTTAATTTGTTCATGCGTCGTAGTACGCGCAGTTCCTTTTAATCCTCCATCTCCAAATTGGTACTTTCTTTCTGTTTCATGTGTGTCCCAGAATTCAGCTTCGCGCTGATAATCTTTGGCATCAGGTGTCAGACTGATAGCTGCAGCTGCCTGCTTGCTAGGTAAGGTCTTCCACAATCTTGCCAGGTACACTAGTACTTTCCAAATTCCGATGCTGGCCATAACGGCCATCCATTTCTGCTTGGTTGCCCACGTCATTTCCTTGAAATACGTTGAGGGCTTGGTGACTGAGATAAACTCGTCGGTTGCTTTTTTCTTGACCATATAAAATCTAACAGCAATATAAGTAGCATAAAGCAAAGTAACACCAATTAAGGTGACTGCTGATGGAACGCCATGAGTAAGCTCGATAAAAACGAGCAAAATAACTGCAACGGCGTAGTTGCTAATACTGTTTAGGACGATACTCTTAAGCACATCTCGCATAAGATACGCGAGAATAAATGTGCCATATTGTGAGTTAATAAGTGTCCTTTTGGTCTCTTTCCACCACTCGCATGCTTTCTCCTCTAGAGCTAGTAAATAATCTCTTACTTCTCCATAATACGGGATACCGGCTTGCGACGCCAAAGTCTCTTCATCCACAGATACTGTAGCAGCACATTCGCTGCAGTGACCAATAGGTCGATCATGCGGACACAATGGCATGTCCTTCAATTTTCTCTGGCCTTCTACAAAGGCTTTCTGTTTGCGATAATGAGCACGAGAATTTTCCTTCAGGAAATCTAACAAAGTGTAGATGTCTATATCCTTCAGGGGTTGTCCTTTATGGTACATCTGTGCATAAGCAATACTTCGCTTTTGGCCTTCAACTGGTTCGGCATCTTCTTCACGTTTGTCACTGTAATACGGTTCTTCTACCGTAAAAGTGGCGTAGTCAGGGAATTGTTCACCTGACATGTGTTCGATCTTAGAGTTGTCCAACATGGTGGTTTTGTCTTTTCTGTATTCCGGTTTCACCTTTTGGGTGATCGTGACTTCGAATCGACGGTTGATTGAGAGTGGTTCATTTGATAGCTCATTCGATTTGAGTTTCTTGACATTTGTTGTGGCACATACCACGTCAGGTTCTATCATCACCATTCCTTTCATTTCAGCATTGGGGTTTAGGGCGGACATAGGGACTTGGTTTAAAAACATAATAATTGGAGTGGCTGGGGAGCCCTCCGTTCGGTCCAAACTTGTGTTACAGATATCGTCCAAAATAACACCCTTGTGATGGGTGCGAAATTCTGATTGGAACTTATCTTCCTGATTTAACGTGATAATGGCTTTGGGACTGTAGTCCTTGCCGTTCACTTTCAGCACATACCGAAGCAATGAATTAACAATTGCTGATTTTCCAACTCCGGAATCTCCATATAGGAGCATACCATAAGGTTTCTCCCGGATGTGTTCCTTCTTATCCAGTGTGCGAGCACTTTGGATGTCCTTCAAAATAGCGAGACGCGACGAATAATACGCCCTCTCATTTTTGGGTGCAGTGTTAATAAGTGAGGCCGTAGTCTCAATACACTCTTGTACCCTGCGATCATATGTCACTTCGTCAATCTCGTTGCCACGTCCTAAATCAATAAGGACTTTGTGTGACTTGAGAAAAGTGAATTCCTGGTCGTATGCGTTCTTCTGTTCAGACGCAAAGAAAGACTCGAGAGAGCCAGACGCTAGTACGGCGGCTAAGCGCGCGTAAACTAATTGCGCAAAAGCGACTGTTTTTTCCATAAGTTGTGGAAAAGTCACTCTCTGTTGCAACCTATTGGTGCAAAACACTGGTACTCCTTTGAGCGTAAGCTCAATTCTGTCGATCCAACCGATCGCTACAATATAGTCTAATAACTCCACAAGACTCTTGCCAACGTCACTGTCTTTTAATAAAGTGTACCACTTCATACAGTCAACTGAAGGCGCCATAGAACTAAAGTCAGGGATTTCTAAATTGAAATTTGACATGATTTCGCGCATACTAAGCCATAGGTGACCAAATTGGTCAAGGAACCACTCTTGAGCGTCAACAGCCAGGTTAATAAAATCCTGTTTAGATGCTTGTGACTTAAGCGGTTTGGTTTGGCGGATGAGATTGCGATAATGTTCTTTCTTCTCTTCTTGTTTTTTACGGTCTGCGGCAGCTTTATGCTGGCGACGGGCGGCATCTTTTTTATTTTGTGCACGCCTCTCGTAACGCTCTCTAGAATACTCACTTCCCTGGGGAAGGAGAGCGATGGAGTAAAAATAAATACTACAAACTAATGCAATAAGCAAAAGCGAGAATCCCAGGCCTTTTACATTTGATTCCTCGATAAAGAAACTTGTCATGCTGCTCGAAAGCTAAAAGGGATTAGGGAACTAACCTAAATAGGCTCGACAAAACCAAGAAAAAGTCTAGTCTAAAGTTCAAAAAGTTCTGATTGTTTTATTTCGTTTTTGCGATCACCTCACAAACGATATAGAGCTACGGAAAATGTGGGCGGCTAACCCTCTACCTCAGGTTGTCAGTAGATAAACGTAGATATACCGATTGGTATTGTACACGTTAAAGCAATTATCTCGATACGTTGAGTTAATAGGC